CCGGACTCGACATCTGCGCTTGCCAGTATGCGGAGTTCCCCACAATGGTGAAGCTGCCGGCTCCGGCCGTGATGACAAGCTCAATGTAGTCGGCAACCGGATTCGTCGCCACGGCCTGAACCGCACCGAACACGGGATCGGATAGCGCAATGGTAGCCGCATTCTCGATCAGGTGCAAGGTCTTCAAGGTCTGAGATCCCCGCACAAGGGAGACGGTTGGCGAGCCTATTTTCTGCGCATCGGGCAGGAGCTTGTTCCCGCACCACTCGAAACCCGAGACGGGATCGACGTCGGAGGTAAGGACCGCGATAAGCGCCTGGTTCTGCACGCCCTGGTCCATGACAGGCTGCCCGGCGACATAGAGGAAGTCTGCCCCGTCGGCCGTGAGGAAAAGAGCGGGGTCTCCCGAATAGATGTCACTCATGATACGCTCGCATCAAGAATATTCTGGATCTTCACCAGGGCCGAGGCGATCTTGCCCGTAGTGTCAACAAGCGGACTTCCCGAGACCGTGGCGCCCTGGATTCCCTGCACAAGGCTCTCCAACGCGGCGCGGAGGCTCCCGCCAAGGGCGAGGTCGGTACCGATGTAAATAAGCCCATCCTGGCGGCACTGCACGCGCCCGAGCTTGGACCCCGAACCGTTCTGCGCATACAGTTCCGCTTCTCCCTGAGCGATCGTGGAGGGAATGAAGTCGTCGGAGGCTACCGCAATGCGAAGGCCTCCGGAAGGTCCGGAATCGATGATTGCCACGGCGCATCCGGGATAGGGGTTCACGTCAAGACCAGCCTGCCGCATGAACTGGATATCCTGTACGTCGCCCGAGCTTCCAAAGCTGACTTGGATGAAGCGTGTTTTCTTCGTTCCGTGCATTACCTTCATGAGCGAGGAGAATGCTTGTATCACCTGGCCGATGTTTATCATGACAGGTTCCTCGATTTCTTGAATCGGTCGCTGGGCTGCGGGAACCACGGCTCAATGAGCGGCTCGCCTGTATAGCACTGCGGAGGGCATACCTGGAGCGTACATACCATGCCATGCTCGTCGAGCACATGCTCTGTCTGCCGGACAAGGAACTTGAAGCCCAAGGGAACCGAGAGCACATGCGAGACGATGGTCACGAGCTGTCCCGGCGCCCATAGTTGGCCGTTTGGGGCGTACCAAGAGGAGACGGGGACAGGGAACGAAAGCGCCTTGACGAGCTGCTTCGACCGCTCCCATGACGCGGAAAGATCGACCGAAGATGGATCATTAAGATCGTTCTCGTAGGTCATCGAGCGCCCGGGAAGCACGTTGTCGTCTGTGGCCTGGCTCTGTATGGTATGGCCGTCTCCGCCCTGGCATATTACGGTATAGGTGTGGAAGCGCTTGCGGCCCTCGAACTTTGCCGACCATTCAGGGCTCGATGCCGCCCCCATTGCCGCCTGAGCCGCGGCCGAGCCCATGATGTCCGAATCGGTGAGCGTGCCGACGGACGGACCAGAGGATGAGGGCTGCATGAACACGACGGCGCCGGTCTCGTCATTGGTGACGAGGAGCGCTCGGGACTTGGCTAGGCGGATAAGGAACGATCCGTAGGGCTCCGTCTTCTGGAGAATCGCGAAGTCGAAGGGCAATTCAAGATTGGAAGGTATGAGAAATCTCATTGTATAACCGAGGCGGCTAAGGAGTTCATTCGCGATTTGCTGGACGGTATTCCCCGACCACTGGTAGGAATAGTTTGGAATCATCTTCGAATCCGTAAGGTCGCAGGTCCGCGTGTAGCATTCGAGCACCTTCGACACGCCCTTGTCGCTCATGTGCGGTTCCACGTTGTAGAGCGCGCCCGTAGCGACGAGGGTAGAGCCCAGATATAGGGAACTTGGCGTATAGGCATAGGGGGAAACGAGCGCGTCAAGCTCTGGGTCATATCCGGGCTTCCATGCGATCTCGGCTATCCAGGAGTCAAAAAGCGTGTCAATGGAACGCTGTATGCGCAGGGATGAAACCGGAACCTCGCGGCCGCCAAGAAGGAACTTGTACGAGTTGGCTGGAGCGTTGGCGTATTTGCTCACGCGCGCGGTCTGCGCCAAATGGGCCTTGAGCCTGTCGGGGGGGATGATGATGATCTCGCCGGGATAGATGAGATCGGGGTTCCCCGACTTGCAGGTATTAACCGCCCAGATTTCATTCCAGCGCCTCTCGTCGCCGTAGGCGCGTTGCGCGATCCTGCGCATGAAGTCGCCCGGTTGCGCGATGTAGCGCTCTCCAGGAGTGGGCCAGGTTGTTGCGGTCACGATCTGCCCCCGACAGCACCGGGGAATATCGATATCTTGGTGCCTGCGGGCAGGAGGTTGACAAGATCACCATAGAGCCCGTTTGACACGATGAAGAAGTCGAGATAGCTGTCATCCCATCCGTTCCGGCCGTAGTAGTCGAGCGCTACCGCGATCGGTGCGCGCTCAGATGGAAGGGTGAAGCGGATTTCAGCTGAGAGGTCGAAGATGATCGAGAGAAGATACTTGATCATGAGCGTGAACAGGTTTGTCATATCCACGTAGGCGCTTGACTCAGAGATATAGGCATTCGCAAGGAGGGAGTTCGAGAAGATGGACTCGGCCGAATCAAGCGCGGAGAAGAGGTCGACCCACCACTGGAAGACGAGATCGATCGTATTGAGGGCCTCGGCCTTTGTTGTCGGTGGTGTCGAGATCAGGGTTTGCGCCATGGCTCCCGTGATCGCGGTTGCGATAAGCTCGGCTCCGGCAGTCTGGGCGTAGGCTGCGGGGGTAGCTGGAGACGACAATCCGGGGACGAGGCCGAGCGCGATTTCTCCGGCAGTGACGAAGTTCTTGACTTGGCTGGACAGGCTTCCGACCATGATGCCGGGGAGTTGGATAAGGTTCGTCACGAGGCCCGCGATCGAGAGCACGTCATTCGACAGTGCGGAGATGGCTCCGGAAACCTGGGCATAGATGGTGAGGTATTTGGCGGTCGTTTGCGTAAGCCAGTTCTGCATCGCTCCGAGTCCGGAGGTTACTGCGCCATAGGCGGCGGCGAGGCTGTCTATCGCGGTGGATATCGATGCGAATTGGCTCGCGCTGTCAGCTCCAAGCTGGGCGATGCCGTTGTCGATCTGGGCTCCGTAGTCGGCGTTGGACATGCCCATATTGAGCGCGTTCGGGATTATCCAGGAGGTGTCAACGACGGTGATATTCCCCGATTCCACGGATTCATCGTGGCTGGCTACGGATACAAGCTGTGCCTTGATGGTGCCGCGCACGGGATGGATGATTGTCCACTGGCCGAACTCGGCGCAGGCGAGGAGGAAGGCCCAGGATTGCTGGTCGTTGTTCGGACCGTCGAAGTAGAGGGGGATCGGAATATCGAATCCAGAGAGTCCGAGGTCCTGCACGATGGTGCCGACGGTCAAAGGATAGTTGAACTTGCCCAGGCGCTTCTCGGCGGACATGGTGTTGCCCCGCCAGAGCGCGATGAAGACGGTCTTAGTCTGCGGAGACGTGAGCGTTATGTGATCCTGTAGCCGGTCCTGCCACGTGCTCAATTTGCGTACGCGGCCGCGGGACCGCCCTCCTGGGAGAAGCTGGGGGCGGAGCGCACTGTGCTGGTAGTTCCGGGAGCACGGGTATTATCCACGTTGATATGGTTCTGCAGATTGACCTTGGAGGCGGCGAGTCCGGCGGCGTTCGGGGCCGGCTGTGGGCCGTTCTTCATGCCGGAGAGGAAGGTGTTCTGATAGATGAAGCCTTCCATGCCGGCTCGGGCCTTGGCGATGCCGGAGGTATCCTTGCCGGTCATCTTCTCGAAAAGCTCTATCCCGCGCATGACAGTATCGATGGCCATGATGAGGGGAAAGAACGCCACGGTGAGCAGGGACATGATCGTTTTCTTTACGACAACGAAGACGCCATTCGCGTCGTTCCAGTGCTTTATGAGCAGCACGGTGAGCCCGACAAGGGCCGCGACTGCGGCGATGACGAGACCTACGGGATTAGCATCCATTACAAGATTCAGGGCTTCCTGCGCGGTGGCGGCTCCCTGGGTTACGGCGGTGAATGCGAACATGACGAGCTGGGCGGCCTTGATGATGCCCGAGATCACCGAAAAAGCTATCGTTGCAGCCTTGAGCGCATAGAACGCCACTACCGCGGCCATGATGGCAGGGCCGAAATCCTTCGCGAACTTGTAGGCGAATGATATTGCGTCGCCTATTTTCTTTATGATGGTTTCTATCTTCGAGGTGATGAGATCCTTGTTTGCGGCTACCCAATCGACCATTTTCTCGATGATGGGCTGAAGCTTCACGAGGAGGCCGGAGAGCACGTTTTCCTTGATGTTCGTGAGCATGCCGCGGGTTTTCTTGAGAGAATCCGAGAAGTTCTCGCTCGCATTTATGGCCTTGCCAGATATCACCGATCCGAACTTGTCGGCTTCGCTCATGTATTTCTTCAATCCGTCCCTTCCGAGCATAAGCGTCGGTATCAATTCCTGCCCGGCTCGCCCGAAGACGGCGGTAGCGATCGCGGCGCGCTGCTGGGCATTAGTGGTTTTAGATATCACATCGGCCGTCATGAGGAAGGCGTCGCTTGTGGACTTTGCGCTTCGGAGCTGGATCATAAGCGCGGGGTTGACGCGGATGAGGGACGTGAAGAGCTGGCCCTGGTTTGTTTTCAACATGCCGAGATTCACGTTCATTTTCTTGAAGGTTGAGTCGAGGACATTTGAATCGAGGTCCATCATGTGGGCGGCGTACTGGAGCCTCTGGTACTGGTCCGCGGTCATACCGACTATTTTAGAGACACGCCCTATCCTCTCGCCCTTCTCCGCGAATGCCTCGATAGCCTCTGGAAGCTCCTTCAGCTTCTCAAGCCCGAGTTCTACGCCCTTGGCGGCGAGCGTGCCCTCGAAGACCTGCTTGAAGCCGAGCGCCGCCTTGGACGCTTCCTTGAAGTTTTTTTTCTGCCCAGACTCGAAGCTATCGCCCTTCTTGTTCCATTTGTCGAATGTGGCCGATAGATGGTCAATAGCGGAGAAGACGGTTGCTACGGAGAAGGTGGGCATTCGCTGTCTCCTATCGAATGGGATTCGGCTGTGCGGCCTTGCGCTCGGCTTCGGTCATCGCATCGTGCCACATTCCCAGATAGCGGATTTCGCGGTAGCGCATTCCAAGCGGATTCTGGCCACGGTGGAAGATTCCGCCCATCCATTCATGCGCGCGCGAGTTCACGCTCTTTCCTAGGCCGTCACCAGAAAAAAAACCGCAATGAACGTCTCCATGACCGCCACGTCCTTGCCTTGCAGCTTCTCCATGGCGCCTTCGGGCAGTCCCGCGAGGGAGGCGGCGGCGGCATACATGGCGGCGAAGTTCTTATCCTTGCCCTTTCCATCGGCCGCAAGGTGAGTCTGGCCCGAATATTCGCGGTAGGTGATCTGCGTCATCCCGCCAGGAGTGTTCTTGAGATTCTGGACGACTTTCAGTGAGCCGGGGACGGCGGTGTCGAGCGTTAGGCGACCCTGGCGGAAGAAGCGGGTGAGGTTGTCGAGAAGCTCCTCGATGCTCGCTTTCTTTTCGGCGTCGGCCACGTCCTCGATGTTGTAGTCGTAGAATGAGAGAAGCTGGAGCACCTGGTCACGGGCGCTTTCCTCGGAAATCGGAGTCGCCTCGGGCTGGGCGATCGCGTACTTACTTGCCATGTTGTCACCTCTCTGTCCAATATAGAAATCGGCATTGGCCTTTTATGCGGAGGGCCGGACCGCTCCGGCTACGGAGTATCCGCGAGCGCCTTCAGGGTGTCGCGCTCGACCTGGGTAGCGTTGATGGTCACGCTCTTGACGATGGGGGACTGCGCCGTCATCTTGCGGATGTTTTTCCCCGAGGTGGCTATGGACTCGTTCTTGTAGCGGGCCACGGTCTCGGAAGGGTTTGAATCCGAAAGAACGTCATAGGTTATGCCGTCGACGACGATTTTCTTCAAGGTGCCCGTGGTGAGCTGATCACGGGCACCAAGGCTCGTCCAGTCGGTGCGCGGATGAAGCTCCATGGTCAATTTCCCGTCCTCGGCATCGCGCGAATCGATGTGTATCCAGCCCGTAGCCGAGAATATGGAGCCGTCGGCAGTCTGATAGGAAAGGGTTACGTCGGACATTTGGGTGTCTCCTTAGTTTCGGGATCAAGGGTTACGTCCATGGTGGGCTCCTGTCAGCTTCCGGACGGGATTGCGATGTCGAAATTAAACTGGTTGTCGAACACGTTGCCGATTCCCGATAGGATGCCCGGGATGACGGCCGTGAAGCCATCTCCCGCGGGGCGTATCGCCGTCGCGCTTCCGCCTGCTATGGCCGAGACGGCAAGGGAGCCGTCGTAGAGCCAGGCCATGGAAACGAAGAGATCGATGAGCGCTACCCATGACGCATTGAAATCATCGAGGCTGCGCACCTTCTGGCGGATGATGGGATTCGTCACTGCGCGCGGATCCTTGACGATGGTGATCTGCTGCCAGGACGGACCCGAGAAGGTGAGCCAGATGTTATAAAGCTCGTTCTGGAGCACGCTCATGTTTCGCATCTCGCGGTAGCCGTTCGACGTCGCGGCCACGCTAACGGGACAATAGAAGCTGATCGTGCCCGAGAGGTAGAGCGCGGAGCCCTGCGCCTGGGTGAACCCGACGCCCTCGCCCATGGCCGCAACTCGCTGCGCATAGGAATCGGTCCAGCGGATACCGGAGACTCCGGCCGCATAGCCGGGTTCGATGCCGGGGAGAAGGAGCCCGACATAGGGGCTGGCGGGATTGATGTTGTTGACGACAGACATGATGCCGATAGCCGTGGCCGCGATCTCCTCGGGATGGGTGTTCGATCCGGGGGCCGCGATGATGCCATTGCATCGGTCGAGATTGTTCGTGCTGGCGAGGCTGGAGAGTCCGGTCGGAACCGATGCTCCCGTGGTGATGTCGCCCCAGAGGCAGCGGAAGGGACGATGCACGGTCGGCGCGAAAAGTCCGGACTGGGTGTTCCCCAGGCCGCAATAGGTGCCAATGGCGGCGATCACGTTCTGGTCCTGGTGGTAGCCGCAGATGACTTCCGTGAATCCGGCGCCGTTGGTATTGTCTCCGGTTCCGAGCGCCGCAAGCATGGCGTTGATGCTGTTCGTGTTCGTGCCCGAGCCGGGAATGACACTGCCCATGGCGACCACGACAACGGAGACTCCGCCAGGGGTGACGTCGGCGGACCTGATCGATACGCCGAGGGGGATGGCGTTGCCCCAGACGCCCTTGGATTTGGCGGTAAGCGTAACGACTCCGGTCAAGTCCACAGCGGTAACGGGACAATTCTTGTCGGCGTTTATGGCCGCGGCTATCGCGGCGCCGATGCTGTCGGCGGAAGCTCCGGCGGTGACAGGAACGCTGTACTGGAGGTTGTCCACATAGACTGAGAGCGTGCCCGCTAGGGAGGACGTAGCCGTGATCGTAAACGTGCCCGTGGCGGCTACTGCGGTCGTGATATTGGTCTCGCTGTCGGGCATGACATAGACAGGTACCTGGGAGCCCTGCGAGGCCATGCCGTTGAACACGCCTATTGCCATGCGGTGGAGCATGGAACCGAATCCGTAGACCGATCCCGCCTGCTGGGGCGAACTGATCTCTACGGGAAGGTAATTCGTGATGCCGCTCTGCGCGGGGAGATAGGTACCCATAATGAGTATCTTTCGCTGGAGTACCTGGGCCGCGGGCTGGAACTGCTGATTCGATACCGCGACGGCTACGGCGGGGGCGAAGGCGTTTTGGGCGAGGGACATACGTGTGCTCCTTATGAGCCATTCTCTACATCGACGCCAGGGGGCGCCGCGCTTACATTCAGGTCAGGGATGCCGGTTGCGATATCGGCGGTTTGCGCTAGGCTGGACTCAAGTCCAACGAGCGGTTGTTTCGAGGTTTCGCCGGCAGTGAGTTCGACGCACCGGATATTCAGGGTTGCCGAGGCGCCAATAAGGACAGTCTGCCCTTCGCGGGCGATGTCGGATTTCTGGAAATCGTTCAGGCGCAATTTCCCCGGCACTTCGGCGATGGTGATTCCTGTCTGGCCGAGCTGGTAATTCAGTGGGTTCTCGAAAATGATAAAAAGCTGGTTCCATAGGTCATCGAGAAGCTCGTCAGCATGGGCTCCCGCGGAATACTGGGCGCCAAGAGCGGAGGCGAGCTGCTGCGGGGTCGATGCGGGATTGTCGATGGTGGCGAGATCGACGAGGGCGTGCGCGGATACAAGCATCTGGACATCGAAGGTCATGTCGTGCTGGAGGATGCCCGCACTCGGGCGGCTTCCGGCGGTGTTGAAGCTGCCGGTCTTGTAAAACACGGATACGTGGCGGTTGTACTCGGCGATGGCATCGGCGTCGTGGACCTGTTGCTGGTAGGCCATGACGGTGAAGAGTCCCTTCGGTGCATAGGATTCGAGAAGAGCGATGATCGCGGTTTTTACAGCCTGGAAGTTCATGATGTCGCCACCAGTTGCGGGCCTTGGTTGACCTGTATTGCCGCCATGAGGTAGAAGCGGATGAAGCCGATCGACATGCCGTCCTTGGGCGGACGGTCGGGATCGAGGACAAAGGTAGTGGTGATGGCCTGATTCGCCATGTTCAAAGGAACCTTGAAGGCCCAGGGCTCATCGGCCCTGGGTATGCGCGGAAGGGTCGAGGCGCGGAGAGTAAGGCACGGGCTATGGATGACGACAGTTTCGCCATTTTCATTAACTTCGGCGTGGTCGTAGATCAGGCGCCCTTTGATAGGCAAGCC